GCCGTTGCAGCCCGCAAAAAGAAGGAGACAAACACGCCCTTGACCCCAGCATGAACCAAAATCCATAATCAGAGGTGGCTCACTTCTCGGTGAAAAAACCGGCTCCGGTCTGGGTGAAAATCAACAGACCTGTGTCATGCGCGCCGAGGATCACCGGCGCGTTTGACCAAATTAGGGCCGCTGCATTCAGGCTTGGCCGACCTTTCGGATAGTCTTGCGAACGAATGGTCCGCGCCAAACGCGCCCCGAGCCCGGCACCCGTGATCTGCCCGCGCCAATCAGTCTTGAGACTGAGGGCTGCGCCACGAACAGCATCTGAGACGGATTGTTCCCCGGCGAGGAACTCGGCCCGCATATCGGCCGCGATACTGCCGGATATCTCAAGACGGAGCTTCACGCTGGTGCCGCCTCAATGGTCCAGATCAGGCGGTCCCGATCTCGGATTGGCTCGCCCCGGATGAGGAAGGTCTCATCCCCGATGAGGATTTGCTCGTCTGGGCGAGGCGCGGGAAGCTCAGAGACGCGCACATCAAAGCGCAATGTCTCTGAGACCAGACGTGCTGCCCCGAATGTGGTCACATCATCATTGCGACGCATAATGATCCGAATACGCGTGAACTGCCCTTCGCTATCGCGATGCCACGCCTCATGGGCAAGGTTCGGATCAGCGAAGAGCAGATCTATTGCCGCGGCAAAGGCCTTCATTCTGACCCGCCTCAGTTCGAGCTGAAGATCCGGATCGCAAGGCGCGGGCGCTTGTTCACCGGCAGAATCGAGGCCTCGGTCATGAGATCGATCCAGCGGCCCTTGGCGTCCATCATCTGGCGGGCATAAAGCGGCAGGCCGACGGTGTTGGCGGTCTCCAACAAGTTTGCCGGCCCGCCATAGGTGGTGAAGGTGTCGAAGGTGCCAAGCGGGAAGGCGATCCCCTCGCCCGCAGGGATCAGACGCTCCGAGGTGCCGTTCGAGAGGGTGACCGAGCCGTTGTATTCCTCAAAGAGGATGCCCGCGAAGGGGAAGGCCCGGCGCATGTCCTCGCGCAAGGGTTGGCCGCCGGTGGCCGAGAAGAACTTGTAAGCTTCCTCGGTCTTGGGATGGCTGATCAGCTTATCAAAGAACTCCGAGCTGACGAGCGCATGCGCCGTGGTCATGGTCTCGCCGAGGAGGCTATCCTCAATCCCGCGCAAGGTCGTGCGAACCTTGCCCTGGATATTGGTGCCGGCAGTGCCAAAGACGAAGTCGACAGAGATCTGTTCGATCCCGAACTCGTTGAAGTAATTGTAGAGCGTGGTGCCCGCGCCATCCTTCACGATGCCCCTGAGCGCGTTCATCTCCATGTATTCGCGGGTCTGTGCATGCTTGCGGCGCATCAGCGTCAGCTTGCGGTTCATCACCTCGACCAGCGGGTCAGCCGCATCGGACAGGCCCAGCGCGGGCATGCCCTGGATATCGGCGGGCAGGATTACATCATCATGCGGGATCCAGGGCAGGGCGAAGCTGCGCATCGAGCGGGCTTCGCGATTGCCCACCGTGGCGGGCGCGCCGAGCGGCACCGAGGGCAGGAGGCTCAGGACGCCGGCGCGTTGTTCGATCACGATCGAGCGCTGGGTGACGCCTTCAAAGCGGAAAAGGCCGATCTGGCCGAGACGGGTGTAGAGGTTGGGCAGGATGTTGATGGCCTGCGTCATTTCGGCGAGCGAATAGCCGCCCGCGTCAAACGGGTTGCGTGTGATGGTCATGTGAGAACTCCGGGCAAAGAGGGGCAGGGGTGAGATGCGCGCTGTGTCTGGGGCGAGGTCAGGCGGTATCGCGCGGGATGATGCCGAGTGCGGTCAGCTGAGCGTGTTTGGCAGCTCTCTTCGTGGCATCATCGACACTGGCGTCAAAAACCAGCGCAGCCTTCGAGACGATGGCGGGGCCACGCAGGATCACCACTGCGTTTGCATCTGCGCTGGTGGCATCAACATCATCAAGGAGCATACCGGCCGCATTCTGCGCGCCATCGGTGCCGGTGGCTGTGCTGAGTTTCATCTTGCCGCTTGCGGTGATGCGTCCCAGTACGGCGCCGACGCGGTAGTTGGTCCCGGCAAGAAGGATGACGGTCTCGCGGGTGAAGTTGGGGTTCAGCTCGTATTTAAGAACGTCGCCCATGGTGGGCGGTTGGGTCAGAACGGGCATGGGGCATCTCCGAGGTTGAGGGGGTCAAAAAGGAATCCCCCGCCGGGGAGGGGCGGCGGGAGATCAGGTGGGCGGTGCAGATCTAAAGAGTGAAAGTTCAGCTCCTGCTGCCCGCCGAGGCAGCCTTCTTCGCGGCCGCCACAATCGGGCTTTCCGCGGATTTGGGCAGGACGGGGGAAGGCGGAGCCGCAACAATGTCGCGCGCATCTGCCGCTGCGGCTGCCCGCTGCAGGATAAGTTTGCGCAGGGCTTCCGGGGCCGTGCCCTGGCGGAGCGCCTTGGCGGCATCGATCGCGATGCCGAGCCGGCCTGCTTGCGCCGCGATCTCCGCGATCTCTGCGGCCGACTCCCGCAACTGCGCCGAGAGCTCTGCCAGATTGCTGGGAGAAGGAGCCGCCGAGACAGGCCGCCGAGATGCTTCGGTGGCCTTGTCTGGCGTGGCTGGCAGCGGATCGGCGGCATCGGTTTCGCCCTCTGCAGTGTCCGTCACATCAGCGTCGGTGTCCTGCGGGATGTCGTCGGGCTGGTTCTCTTGGGCCATGAGTGCCTCCTGTTGGTTCTGGGGAAGGGCTGCGCGCCGCGCGCGCATGGATGAGAGGGGCGGGGTGCTGGACAGTATTTGGCGAAAGCCGGCAAAGCCGCGCGCCAGATCTGTGACTTCATCTGCGAGGCCTACAGCGACGGCATCCTTCCCGCGGAAGGTCGCAGCCTCTGTCGCAAAAGCCGCGTCTTGGCTCAAACGGTCACCACGGCCTGCGGCCACGGTCTCTGCGAAGAGGAACCGCAAAACATCGATCTCACGCTGGATGTCGTCCCGCACGCTCTCGGGCAGCGGCTGGTATGGATTGCCCTCGACCTTGTGCTGGCCGGAATGGATCAGCGTGACGCGTACCCCGTCCTGATCCAATTGGCCGCTGAGGTCGGCATGCATGACCACGACCCCGATGCTGCCCACGGTACCGGTGCGCGGCAGAAGGATGCGATCGGCTTGGGAAGCCAGCGCATAGCCCGCCGAGAAGGCGTGCTCGGCCACGAAAGCCCAGACGGGTTTGGTAGCACGGACGGCGCGGATCTGATCTGCCAGGTCAAATACGCCGGCCACTTCGCCACCAAAGCTGTCGATTTCCAATGCAAGGCCGCGCACGCTGGGATCCTTGGCCGCTGCCTCGATCTGCGCCGCGATCCCCTCATAACTGGTCTGGCCCGAGGATTGGCCGATCCAGGATCCGCGATGGATCAGCACACCGGAAATCTCGATGACGGCGATCCCATCGACGATCGGGTAGGGCGCATCGCCATGGTGCTGGATGCTTTCCGCCAGGTTTCCGGCGAGAATGCTCGCGCGGGCGGGCAGGGCGGAGGTGCGCTCTGGTGCCTCGTCGCTATCCCCCACATCGACGCGCCGCCCCAGAATGCGCGGCCCAAGGCCGGATAGAAACGCCATGGCCTTGGAGGGTTCGACCAGCAGCGGCGTGTTGAAAGCGCGCGCGGCAATGCGGGCATGCAGCATCAGGTTTGGTCCTCATCAGCGCGCGGGTTGTCTTCCGCATCATCAGTTTCATCGTCGGTGTCTGGTTGTTCTCCCTCGGCCGGTACGTCCTGGACGCCTTGTGCGGGCGAGCCAGGCCGGCGGAAGTCGAGGCCCAGCGCGCGCTCGCGGTCCCGCTCTGCCGCAATCTGGCGATCGACCTGTTCCGCGTCATAGCCGCGCTCGGCGATGGCTTGAGTGCGGGATTTTAGCCCGGCCTCGATCTGGGCGATCTCGGCATTGGCGTCTTTCAGCGGATCGACCCAGTCCCATTTTGTGGGGAGCCAGTCCGCGGCGAGCATGCGCGGGCGGTTGGCCTCATAGCCGGGCAGGGACAGCGTGCCCGACAGCACGGCCAGATCCAGCCAGCGCGCATAGACCGGTCGGCAGAGCTGATAGACCATCACCGAATGCTGCCATGCTGAGACGCGGCGGCGGAATTCGATCAGCGCGAGCCGCGAGTTCGAGAAGTTTCCCTTCACCATATCGTTGGCGAGGTAGGGGTAGGGGATGCCCAGCGCTGCCGAGATTTGTAGGAGGGTCCGGTACTGGAAGGGCTCATAGGTTCCGCCGCTGTCGGCGGGCTGGCCCACGGTCACATCCTCACCTGGATCGAGCCGGACGATCTGACCCGGACTGATCTCGACGCCTGTAGGCATTTCCTCGTCGTCCAAGGGGGCGAGCGGGTTCTCCGGGGCGGGCGAGGTCACGAACATCGCGTACATTGCTGCGACCTTTTTGCGGTCGAGCTCGGCATCGTCATATTGGTCGAGCAGGAACAGCTTCACGATCGCTGGGGCCAGTTTCGAGACGCCGCGCAGCTGACCACCCTCGACTGGGTCGATGATGTGGATCACCTCCGAGGCGGGCACGCGGACAATTTCTCCAGACAGTCCAGGATCGGTGCTGTCGCCCGGATGACGGCGGAAGAAGTGATAGGCGACGCGCCGTCCAATCCGGTCGAACTCAATCCCCTGGCGGATTGCGTTGCCATTCCGCGCTACGCCCGTTTCATGCAGCGGCAGCATTTCCGAAGGCAGCATCTGCAGCTGGAGCGGAACCGTGAGGCCATCCTCGACCCGCCGCGGCCTGATCCGAACAAAGACTTCACCTGCCAGGAACACCTCACGCGCCGCGCGCCGCTGCAACCCGTAGAAGTCTGTCAGTCCCTCGGCATCGGCCTCATCGGTCCAAGCGAGCCACAGCCGCTGCAACTCTTCCTTGAGTGCAGCATCGGCCAGTTTTGAGATCGGCTTGATCCCGTCGCCAACCGTGTTGGCTGCCCAGCTTTCGACCGCGTTCACGGCATAGCCGTTGTTGCGCACCAGCCAGCGCGCGCGGGCGGTGATATCGGGCCCAGAAGCCGCGATCAGCGCGTTCACATGTGCGCGCGTCGCTTGGAACCCGCGCAGGCGTCGGTGATGCTGGCCTGCGTCAAACCCGCCGATGAAGGCGCCGAGGCGCTGCCGCCAGTTCATCACAGGTCTTTCACCGCAAAGGGGCGCAACACGCGCCCAGCGCCGCGCTCGAGTTTGGCAATGCGACGTTCAACATCACCGATCGCCGCGGCAAGCTCGGCGTCAGTGCCATAATTCACGGTCTTGCCGTCATAGCTCACGGATCGCGTACCGCTGTAGCGGGCGGCCAGAAGTGCGCTGTGCCGGAGTTTCAGCTCGTCGAGGGTCATTCGTCATTCCATGTATTTGGGCGTGCTGATCTTCCAGCCGCGCCGCCGTGGCGCGCTGATCCGCCCCGCTTGCGGTTCGATCGATTTCTCGGGCTCGGCACCCTGTGCTGGGACAGCCGTCTCCACGCCCGCCTGCTTCTCCAACTGCCGCCACATGCGCTCATCAAAGCGGTCGGCCCCAAGGATCCAGGCTGCGGCCCGGGCATAGACCCGTGTGTCCAGCGCTTCGTTCCTCTCGCGCATCTTTTGCCATTCCTGGCGGGCATAGCCGCGTCGGTCGCGGATGGTGACCAGCTGTTCGGCCACCAGTTGCTTGAGCCATTCGCTGTCCGCCCAGTCGGGCAGGTGGATCATGCCCGCAGGGTTGGGCACGCCCAGCGCGCGAGCCTCATCCGATGCTCGTTCGATACTCAGATACCGATAAGTCTCAGCCTTGAAGGTGGCCGTAGCCACCGTCCAGAGCCGCGCCCCACGCTTGAGCTTCCGCCCATTCACGGTCGCGTCGACAAAGGTAGGGCCCGACACTGGCGTCGCGCGGTTGAACCCTTCGAGACCTTTGACTGGCGCGACCTGCGATATCCCCTGCGGCCGCGCCCAGGCGTAGACCGCAGCGGTTTCATACCCGGTGTCGATGGCCAGCTTGGCAAGCGGCATAACCGCGCCGTTCTCATGCACCCAGGTTTGACCGAGCAGCTCTGTCAGCGCTTGCCAGCAAGCGGGATCACCAGGGCCGCCCGGAAGCACAATGTGGTCAACCAGCCAGCTTTCGAGGCCACGGCCCCAAGCCCAGACATCGACCTCGATGCGGTCCTTCTGGACGTCAGCACCGGCAGTCAGGAACAACCCGCCCATGGGCACCTGAGCGGCAAACACCTCACGTCGGTCCGCCAATCGCTGCCATTCCGGCGCATCGCCGCTTTCAACCCAGGTCTCGCCCAGAAGCGTGTTGCGCGCTGCGCGCAGCATCTCGTCCGAGCCCTGCGCCGCCAGCCAGTCCCGTGCGATCTGCTCCCAGCTCTTCCACCCGATCGGCGAATAAAGCGCCGAGAGGTGGAAGCCGATCGCGTTCGGATCGGCACTGGTCGCCGTTGCACGCCATTCGCCGCGTGCCAGCATGTCCGTCTTGTGGTGCTCCGCGATAGGGCGCTCGCAGCCCTCGCAGGCGTAGGCCGCTGTTTCCGGCTTCCCCTTGGCCCAGCGCAGCCTCTCGAACTGCAACCATTGCCTTTGACCGCAATGCGGGCAGGGCACGAAATACCGCCGCTGGTCGCTGGCCTCAAACTCGCGCTCGATCCGGCTCAGCCCCCGGATCGTAGGCGTCGACACCAAAAACACCTTGCGCCGATGGGCGAAGGTGGTGGTGCGCGCCTCGGCCAGCGTGACAGGATCGCCTTCCTCATCTGCCGAGGCCGGATAAGCGTCGACCTCATCGAGAAACACATAGCGCGCGGGCATAGACCGCAGACCGGTGGCCGAATTGGCCCCGGTCAGGACCAGAATGCCGCCGGGGAACTCCTTCGACAGCATCGAATTGCCCGCATCCCGCGAGCGCGCCGGCTGAACGCGTTCTTTCAGCGCCGGGCTGTCCTCGATCAGCGGATCGATCCGACCGCGCGAGGTGCGCTTGGCCATCTCCACGGTGGGCAGTACCGCCAGCATGGGGCCGGGCGCGTGATGGATCACGAAGCCGATCCAGTTATTGCCCGCTTCCGTGGCCCCGACCTGCGCGGCCTTCATGAAGCTGATGCGCTGCGCCGGGTGCCTCGGGCTTAGCGCATCCATGATCTCGCGCAGATAGGGGGCACGCGCCGTGCGATACCGCCCCGGTTCTGCTGCCGCGCGCGACGACAGCCAGCGATGCGCATCCGCCCATTCTGACACAGTCAGATCAGCATCAGGCCGCATACCCCGGCGCCACGCGCGCAAGATGTCCTGTGCACCGTCAAACCCGAGATCGAGGCCTTCGGTCAGATCGTGGTCATCTTCCCCTTCCCTGTCATGCAAGCGAGACCCGGAGGTCTGCGAGCGCGTCGAGCTGCTCTCGGACATGAGTTTCCAGCACCCTTTGCAGGATCGCAGTCTCGATCGTCACGGGTTTGCCCGATGTCTTCTCCAACTCTGCGGATAACTGCGCGGCCATGAGTGCTGCCACGCGGGTGGGCCAGGTGACCCATGTGTCCCGCTCCTGGCGCGCAAGACGGAACACCAGCGTCTCGGCACGCGCGCGGTCGACCAGCACGCCTTTCTTCTTCTGGATCGAGAGCTGGCGTTCCTGCGCCTGATAGACGGTCAGCGCCGTGCGGGCCTTGATATAAGACGTGCTATCGCCAGGGCTGGAGACGGCACTGGGAGCCAGCGTTGAACTCTCACCACCCGCGCCGAGCCCGCCCCGTGACCGTATCTGCTGGTCGGGATCGGTCATGCTGCCGCGCCGTGCATCTGAGGCGGCGGCATTAATCGACCCATCGGCGAAGAGCACGAGCCGCCCGGTCTTGCGCGCCTTTTGCACGGCCCCGCGCGAGAGGCCCGCGTGCTCGGCATAGGCGCGTTCGGACATACCTTCCATGGCGTTTGGATTTATCTCAACATATTGGAAATAAACGTAAAATACTGTCTATTTGAGTTGATTACACTCCCCGACAGAGCGATTCATGGATCCGGAAAGCGGGTGCATCGCACCCTGCACACAAGGATCGGAGAGAGCCATGCGCGCGCAGGAGAAGATGGGTCACAGCTCGATGAGTGAAGGGTGGCGGGATCACACCAGCCCCGCCCAGGAACGGGTGAACTGGGTGATGGACGAAGTGATGTCGGGGCGGGTGAGCCAGGCCGACGGGATGGTCGAGATGGCACGCGCCCAGGAGATGATGCGCGAAGAAGCTTGCGCGCGCACCACTCACCCCGAACACCGCTGGAAGGACTGACCATGGCACGCCGCAAGCCCTCTGATCCCAACGCCGCCCGCGACGCTGAACTCCTTGAGATCGCCCAGCGCCACTTCCGGATCGAGACGCTGGAGACCCAGAACTGGGACCGGCTGGATTTCCATGATGCCGCGGTCTGGGCGATCCGCGCCGCGCTCGAGGAAGCCTTTGAGGCCGGACGCCGCGCAGGCCCATCCGAATCCCAACGCTGAAAGCATCTGACCATGACCGCCATCACCACCATCCGCCTCGACCACGCCGCGCTGCCGGAACATTTCGATCGCTCGCGCCCCGACGTCGTTGCCGAGGTCATCGAGGCCGAGCTGCGCGACGCAGGGATCACGTCCGCGGCCTCTGACGTGATTTCGCACATCAAGATTGAACTGCCGACCACTCAGCTCGCCGCTGCCAGCACCCTGCTGGCGAGCCTTCAGCTGATCTGAGGGTGCGACGATGAGCACCCGCGCGCAGATCGCCATTCAGATCGGGCCCGAGGAATGGGCGCAGATCTATGTGCATTACGACGGTTACCCGTCCCACATGCTGCCAGCGCTTGCTGCCTGGACGCCCGAGGACATCCTCGCCGCCCGGGAAATCCGCCAGGCCACCGCCGGGGCGCTGGACTGTTTCGATCCACCCCGAGCGCCCCGCATCCTGCCGCGCCCGACCTGCGAACTGTCCCACCTCTATGTCTGGCAGGACGGTACGTGGGTCGATGCAACGACCTCTGCCGAGTGATCATAAAGCAAGGTTATTACTCTGATTTTGCTACGTTAATCGGCCAGTAAGAGCGAATGTCGTCGCACCAAAACGATGCAACTCACCTGAAAGGCCCAAGCCATGACCGACGCCACCGCCACCTTGATCGCCGACTTCCGCAGCGCCGCTGAAGAGATCGAAGCCCGCCTCGCGCCCAGCGCCTGCGCCACGATCGCCTCGCACAACTGGATCGTCATCGACGACTTCGGCCCCCTGACCTTCACGCTCGCGCCTGAGGACAAGAAACACCGCGCCACCTGCACGGGTCATGGCAGCGCCCATAAGGTCAATCGCTTCACCCGTGAGGACGCAGAACGCCTTGCAGCTGCCTGCAACGCCCGCGCCGCCTTCTGGGCGGACGCCGCGCGCGAAGAGGCCGCCACGCTCCGCAACCACATCGCCGCGCTCGAAGCTCTCAGCGCCGCCTGAGCCTTAGCCGGCGGGGCCCAGCGCCCCGCCCGCGCCCATCACGAGGATCCCGACCATGACTACGCACCCCTGCCTTCCCAGCCGCAACAAGGATTACGGCTTCTTCCGCACCCTGACCGTCTGCCCAGAGCGCGACCGCTGCAGCGCGGAGGTCTGGATGCTTGCCTCGCGCCTGATCGCCGAAGCCATAGGCGCCAGCAGCGAGGACGAGATGATCGGCATCCGCGACTTCCTGGACAGCAACATGGGCCGCCACTTTGCCGACGACGTCGTCGGCAACATGACCGGCTGCAACATCGGGCTCGAACCCGCCATTGGCTCCGCGATCCGTCGCTGGCAGGACTGGCGCATTGACCGCAAGACCGAGCGTGAGCACGGCATCCCCGCGGGGCTGCCGTACCTGACCGGCTGGGTGCAGCACTTCACCGTCACCGCCGCGATGGCCGAGAGCGACTGACTCATCCCCGATATTCCCATCACGACAGGAGGCCGAGATGCCAAAGCTCACCGATACGCAGTCCATCATCCTCAGCCGCGCGGCCACCCGCCCCGATAATCTCGCGTTGCCGCTGCCCGAAGGCTTGGCTGGTGCTGCCGCGAAGATGGCGGTGGCCAAGATGATCGAGCGCGGCTGGCTCGAAGAGGTCGAGGCCAACCTGCGCCGCGGCGAGCCCCTTTGGCGCGAGACCGGCGATGGTCATGGCACCACGCTGATCGCCACAGAAGCTGGCCTCGCCGCGATCGGCATCGAGCCCGTCGTCGCGACGACCATGACCAACTTGCGCAAGGCAAAGCTGGAGGTGGTCACGGCGCCGAAAAACGCTGCCGAAACACAAGCGGATCCTAGCATTCCGAAGCCTGTCGTCATCCGCGCAGGCACCAAGCAGGCGGCGATCATCGCGCTCCTGCAGCGACCTGAAGGCGCCTCTATCTCCGAAATTTCCAACATGACCGGATGGGCGCCGCATTCAGCACGCGGCATGATCGCTGGTGCCCTAAAGAAGAGGCTCGGTCTGCAGATCAGCACCAGTTCCCAAGACAAGCGTGGGCGAGTTTATCACATTTGCCACTCAAGATGATGTGGCTGAAGTCACTGCTCTGTCTAAATGTCGTTATGCCCTTGCGAATCGTAGCATTGAAGCCGACAAGCGAGGAAGGTTGACCGCCTGTCGACCTGTAGCTTTTGCGGTTGCCGACCGCGAACATGCCTCAACTTTCAGGGTCAGCTTCGGCTGGCCCTTTTTTCATTTGCCGGTCCAGCGTGCAAACGCGCGCCGCAGGGCATAGCTGCGCAAGAGCGAGATCGCCACGAATGCACCGCCAATCGCCAAGTTATCGCCGAGACTGACCTGCAACCCAAACCATGGAAAAACAACAATCTGCGTCACCACTGCCAGTGCGTATCCCAAGACTACGTTGGTCACGGCTTCGATGAGCGAAAGGCGACGCGATTGGGTCATGCAGCCAACCGCTGTGACTTGAGGGCTGCAAAGGTCTCGCCGCTGTCCTGCAAGACTGCCTCTTCGCCCGTGAAAGCCTGCCAGCGCTCGATGGCCACATCAACGTAGACCGGGTTCAGCTCCACCCCGTAACACAGGCGGCCAGTTGTCTCGGCCGCGATCAGCGTAGTGCCAGAACCCATGAAGGGCTCATAGACCGCCTGGCCGGGGCTCGAGTTGTTCAGGATCGGCCGGCGCATGCATTCGACGGGCTTTTGCGTCCCGTGAACCGTGGCTGCGTCCTGGTCTTTGTTGGCAATCTGCCAGAGCGTGGTCTGTTTGCGATCACCTGCCCAGTGGCCCTTACCCTTGGCCCGCACCGCATACCAGCAGGGCTCGTGCTGCCAGTGATAATCCCCGCGGCTGAGGACCAGCCGGTCCTTTGCCCAAATGATCTGCGACCGGATCGCGAAGCCGGCGGCGATGAGGCTGTCCGCAACCGTGGCCGCGTGTAAGGCGCCATGCCAGATATAGGCGACATCACCGGGAAAGAGCGACCAGGCCTCGCGCCAGTCCGCGCGGTCGTCATTTAGTACCTTGCCCGTGCGTTTGGTTTTTGCTGCTCCGGCTTGGTTGCGCCAGGATGGATCGTATTCCACGCCATAGGGCGGGTCAGTCACCATCAGCAGCGGCTTCACGCCACCAAGCAGTCTTCCAACAACATCTGCGCTGGTGCTGTCCCCGCAGATCAACCGATGCGAACCCAGCTGCCAGAGGTCACCCGCCACCGACACCGGGGTAACCGGGGGCTCGGGGATGTCGTCCTCGCCTTCTGTCGAACCGTTGTCTGCTTCATCGACGCCCTGCGCTGCCCTTAACAAACCGTCGAGAAACTCGGGCGAAAATCCCAGCAGGTCCGTGTCAAAGCCCAGCGCCTGCAGGTCGATCACTTCCAGACCCAGATTGAGCTCATCCCACTCCGCCATATCTGCGACGCTGTTGTCCGACAGGCGCAGAGCGCGGCGATGATCCTCATCGAGATGCGACAGCCGAAGGACAGGGATCTTGCTCAGGCCAAGCTGCGTCGCCGCCAAGATGCGGCCGTGGCCAGCGATCAACTCACCGTCGTCTGAGATCAGGCATGGCATGGTCCAGCCGAACTTGACCATGTTGGCTGCCAAGACCGCGATCTGATTGTCGCTGTGTAAGCGCGCATTGCGGGCATAGGGCCGCAAGCGTTCGATCGGCCAGAGTTCAATCTGGCTCGGCATGAATGGGAGATCCATAGGGCAGGGCTCGCATGGGCGTGCGCAATGTCCTGTGGCCGCGCTCAGGCGCCAGGTTTTGCGATCCACGATGTCAGGAAAACGAAACGCCCGCGAGGGTTTCCTCCGGGCGCAATTCTTCGATGATCAAGGGGTACGTCAAGGGGGGCAGCTTTGTCAAACCGTTTTTTGACTTTGAATCAATACCTTCTGGCCAGCCCAGGCGAAGGTGGCTTCCTGGAGTGGCTTCCGAGGTCCGTGGATTCCTCTGGGTGGATTCCCTGGATCCGGTCAGGAATCCACCTTTCCCTGAGCGCTGGTTGCGCAAGCCCCTGAAAATGAGTCGAAATCTCCGCCGAGCCGGCGCAGGTGGCTTCCGGGTGGATTCCCCGGTGAAAAGGCCAGACGCTAGAAAAGTCTCGGGCTGAGCCCCCCCCTATACGTTTGGGCCTGGGAGGAACCAAGGGAGGGGGGCTAAGTCTAGGCGTTCCGATGCGGATGCGGGCTCACTTAGGCGAGGCGGCCATGTTTGACGCAACAGAGATCAGTCACGATTCTTTCCCAAGGCGACATCTTACAGGGTGATTTTGTCGCGACTTCATCCTTCATGTCATCAGTCAGCCTGACGCGTCTTGGTGTACGGTATAGGTCTCATCTTTTTCAGCCCACTCTACGAAAAATCATTATTTATATGAGTTAGTGATGAGTTTTTTTATCGTATTGCTCTTTTATTGAGATCAGAACATGATTTTAGGGCAAAAAGTGGAGGTCACGATGCCGAACATTGATCCTAACGCCTTGCAGGAGGCGCGCAAACGGCAGAAGCCGGGCAAAATGAGCCAATCCCTGCTCGCCGAGAAAATTGGCGTCGCCCAACGCACCATTGCCGCTTGGGAGAAGCGCGCCACCAATGGAGACATGCCCTCAATTAGCGACAAGAACCTGCAGAAGCTTGCGACGGCACTCAACGTCGAGGCCAAGTGTCTCACTGGCGAAGAGCCGATGCCGCTGGCGCCTGAAAAGTCGAAATCTCGGCTGTCGGCGGCGATCTCAGCAAGCGCCATGTTCGGCTACGACGTTCTCGAGAATCGCTATGGAATCAAAAGGGACGAGTTGATCGAGGCCGCACCTATGCTTTTCGAGGCCCTTCACCACATCTTCCTGAAGAAGCGCCAGGAGAAGCTGGATGAAGTCCGGAAACTTGCCTCTACAATCGAGTCCATAGTGCCAACGCCTTGGCCTGGGAGCTTTGCGGCAGTCAGTGATGTGCCTGGCTGGGGGCCGGACGGGTGGGGCGTCGGCGCGTCACTTGACTACGAGCAATCAGAAATTGATCGCCGCGCGCCGTTCACGCCCAGTTGTTGGGATGAGATTCACGAAGCGAGTTCGTCAAACAGGTTTGCCGATATGCTGCATGAGCTGGAAGTTCCGGCCGGCCAGTTGGCTGTGCTCTTGGAAGAGGGAGCGGGCCGGTTTCCTGACTACCTTGTTGGGTTGGAAGAGCTCCGCGTAATCACCGGCGTAAGCCCTGATGAACCGGTTTCGCACACTGCGAAGCAGGCCGCATGCGCAGTTCTAGAACGTGCTGTGCGGCTCGTGGAGCTGCCGGACATCGATGATGCCAGTGCTCGAGTTGATTGGCTTGCGTCTCATGTCGATCCCGCCGATCCGCAGGAAGAATATCACTGGGTGCCCTTCTCGGAGCATCAAACCGATTGCTTGGTTCCAAGGCGTTACACGAACATCTTTTCAAGGTTTCGTCCCGGGTTGGAAGAAGATGCCCCCAGAGATAGCCACGAGGAGCCTTCACCAAGCGTCAAGTGAAGTTGTGGGCTCGGCCTGTTTGGACAAAGACTTGCGAGCTCCAGCGCTACATTAGCCGCCATCGCGCGAGCGAACGACGCACTCTTCGGTCGTTCGTGGCAGACATGGCAAGCCTCAGGCTCCGGGCTGACGCGCATGGAGAGTTCACGACCTTTCCGGTCTGAGAAAATGCAAGTGGCCACCACGTCAGGGTCGGGGTCGGGATGTAGGTCTGATATCTTAAGCAATATCAGACCTCATGCTCGCCAATTTTCTCACAATTTACTGGAAATTCGAACAAATATCGGACCTTTTACGTATCAAAATGGTGTGTAATTTGACGATTACGGACCAATGAGGAAAACATGACGAAGCAAATCAACCCAGCCGCGCTCAAGGAACTCAGGAAGCTCAAGAAGCTTAGCCACCAAGCACTGGCCGAAAAAGCGAACACCGCCAAAAGCACCGTAATCGGACTTGAAAAGCCGCTGAAAGAACCGTCGGAAACGATGCGCTCCGTTCGAGATCGTATCTATGACTGTTGATTTTCACCCAGACCGGAGCCGGTTTTTTCACCGAGAAGTGAGCCACCTCTGATTATGGATTTTGGTTCATGCTGGGGTCAAGGGCGTGTTTGTCTCCTTCTTTTTGCGGGCTGCAACGGC